GAGTTGGTGTTGTCCCAGTGGGCGTTGGCACCGATGGCGGCCGAGGTGCTGACGGCGTTCGGCTTGGCGAAAGCGTAGACGCCGCCGCCGATCTGAAGCACCACGTTGGTGGCCGAGGTCGCGTTGTCCTGCGCGACGCCGCCGAAGCCGGTGGTGGCGTTCAGAACCACGAAGTTGCCGCGCGTGACCGCGTGCGGCGCCGTGACGGTCATGAGATCGCCGTCCTGGACGTAGTTGGTGGCCATGGGAAGCTCCTGCGTATGGGCCGGCTGGGCGCCGGCAGCCGGTTCCAGGGCGGAGGCGACCCGCCGTTACGCCGGGAAGGGCGAGCGGGCAGCTGCAGCTGCCCGCCCAGGATCAGGCGCCGGTGCTGTAGGCGATGCCGCGCCAATCGATCGCGGCGGCGCCGAAGCTGTGCATCACCTTGGTCTTCAGCCCGTCGGTGTCGAATTCGACATCGCTGGAGATGACCGGGCCGGCCTCGCCTTCCAGGTAGCCGTAGTGCACCGTGTCGATCGCGTTCGGATCGGCCACGCCGTAGAAGGCGACGGCCGAGGTGGCATCGAGCCGGGGCTCCACGATGACCTGCACGTTGGCGCGGAAGGGGTTCACCGCGCCCAGCGTGTTGATCACGTTGGCGGCAGCGAACAGCTGGTTCGCAACCGTCTCGCGGCCGGCGGGCACGATCAGGTAGCGCATGTCGAGGCCCAGCACGTCGCCGTTCGGCGCGGTCTGGGTGCGCAGCAGCGCGGAGACCTTGCCCACGTTGGTGACGCCGGTGGCGTCGGCCGAGAGAGCGCCGGTGGTGGTGTTGGCGTGCGCCGCGCTGATCAGGGCGTTGCCGTCCACCATGAGCCCGTTGGCGGTGAGGATGCCGTAAACGGTGGTGCTTTCCAGGCGGGCGGCGGCCTGGGCGAACATCTGCGGCACGCGGGTGAAGCCCGACATGTCGTCGTTCACCAGGGCGACGTAGGTGACCGCCAGAGCGCGGCCGTAGCGCAGCAGCTGCCAGGTCTCCGCGCTGTCGTCGATCGTGCCGTAGGTGACCTCGGCATTTTCGCCGATCGGCAGCAGCGCCGAGGCGCCGCCGAGCGCGACGGTGCGAAAGCTCTTGAAGTCCGGCAGCATCACCTGGCGCGCCCAGGGCACGAAGGTGCGCGGGGCGGACAGGTAGGCCTGGCGCAGCGATTTGCTGGCGGTGTTGGCCAGCAGGTCGGGGAAGTCGCCGGTGGCGTGGGCGCCGGTGGCGCGGGTGAAGCGGTTTTGGCGGGACAGGCGGAAGGCCTCCTGGAAGGTCTCCTGCGCGGTGAGGCCGCGGGCGCTGCCGCCGTGCAGCTCGATGCTGGCGCGGGCGAAATCCACCATGCGGAAGCCGCGGAACTGCCGGGCGCCGGGCTCCAGCTCCACGCCGGGCACCATGGCGCGGTGCTCCAGCGCGTTGTGCAGCAGGCGGCGGTGGGTGTCGCCCTCGTCCTGGCGCGTGCCGGCGATCACCGGGTCGACGCGGCGCGTGGCGCCCTTGGCCACCTCGGCCAGCGCCTCCTTGCGGGCGGCATCCGGCGTGGTGCCGGCGCCGATGTGGCGCTCCGCCCAGTCGGCGTCGAGACCGGCGAGGCGGCTGGCCTCCATGATCTCGGCGATGCGGGCGCGCTCGGCCGCAATGGCCTGCTGCGTGGCCTGCTCGGCGGCGGCACGGGTGGCGGCTTCGGCCGCCGGGTCGATCTGAGACATATTCGACTCCTTGGGGGCGGCAGTGGCCGCGGGAGGGGCAGGCAGCCCGGCGCGCACCTGCGCACCGGGATCGGCGGGGATGGGCACGAGGGACACCTCGTAGGGCGTCCAGCGCTTGGCGACGCGGATCTCCGCGCTGTTGGCGGTGGCCTCGGTGACCTGCCATTCGTCGACCACGTAGCCGACGGAGATGTTGCGCAGGATGCCGGCCGCGACATCGCGCACGATGCCGGCGACCTCTTCGCGGTCGGAGAAGCGCAGCGTGGCGTAGCCCTTGCCGCCCTCGATCCAGGCGCGCTCCACCACGCCAACCACGTCGCCCAACGCGTAGCTGGAGTGGGTGTCCAGCACCGGCGCGCCGGCCTCCATGCGGGCGAGGTTGATGGCGTCGGGCGTGACGTCCAGCCGCTCGACCCAGCGCTGGCCGGTGTACCAGTCGCGCCGGGTGACGTCGGCGCCGGTGGTCCAAACGACGTCGATCGTGCGGGCGTCGTTGTTCCAGGTCTCGGGCGCGAAGGCGGCGCGCAGGTGCAGGGCGGCGCCCTGGCGGGAGGAGAGGTCGTCAGGCATTTGCTACCTCAGAATGCTCCGTCCCAAGTCGACGGTCGTTGACGGGGAATCGTGATGCTGCCGTCCGGGTTGACGATGGCTTTTCCGACAAGCCCAATGGCAACGTTGAACGGAAACCCACAATCCAGGATTGGCTTGAGTTGCAGCACCCAGCGCCGATCCACTCGCGCAGTGGTAAATGTTTCGCGGTTCGTCGGCTCATACGGGACTAATTTTCGGTTTTCCGATGACAGCCATTGCACATGCTGCGCCAATTCTTTGGACAACCCCAAAAACTCACGCGCATCCCGAGCCGACATCCACCTGTTTGTGACGATGGCGCCGTCAGGCATTCGTTGCCTCCTGCGCCGCGAGCACGATGGCGGCGAGCTGCTTGGGGTCGACGGCGTTGCCGGCGCCGGTGATCTTGCTGGGGTCGGCATCGAGGATGACGCCGGCGGCAGTCATGCGGCGCGTCCAGTCGGCGATTTCCTTGAGCTGGACGGCGGGGTCGTAGCCGAACTCGCTGACCATCTCCGGCCAGGTCATGAAGCCGGCGCGGACCTGGGCGAGGGCGGCGGCCGTGTCACGGTTGGGGTCGACCATTTCGAAGCGCGGCGGCGTCCATTGCGCGGGCGCGTTGGCGGCGCGGGCGGGCAGGCGGCCGGCAAGCACCGCTTGGGCGATGAAGGCGCGCCAGATCGGCTCGCACAGCGATGGGATCAGCATCAGGTGCTGGTCCTGTTCCACCTGGCGCCGGAATTCGAGGCTGCCGGCGCGCAGGCTGGAGTAGTTGGCCTGGCTGAGGTCGCCGGTGAGCTGGTGATAGGTGAGGCCGAAACCGGCCGCGATGAGGTGCAGCGCGACGCGCGTGTAGTCGGCGAACGGGCCCGCGCCCTGGGGCGCCAGGAACTTCACATCCTCGCCCGGGGCGAGGTAGCCCACCATGCCGGGCGCCAGCTCCTCGATGCGGTTGCCGGCGGCGTCGGTGCCTTCGGCGCCGAGCGGCGAGCCCGCCGGGCCGGCAGGCTGGGTAACGAAGGCACCCAGCACGGCCTGGACCTTGGCGAGCAGCAGGGCGGCGTCGTGATAGTCCTCCAGATCTCGCAGGCGCATGATAACGCTGGCCACATCGGGCACGCCGCGGATCTGGCCAGGGCGGTCCTGGCGGTAGAGGTGCACCACGTCGGCCGCGCGGACCTCACGGGTGTCGCGCAAGGTGAAGGCGCCGTCCTCGTGCGGGGCGGAGTTCCAGAGGCGATAGGCGACGCGGCGGCCGGCTTCATCGAAGCGCACGCCGTCGCGCCAGCCGGCGCGGGCTTCGGCGGGCACGTCGTCGTCGCGCAGCCAGTCGGCCTCCAGCACCTGCAGCGCCAGCGGGATGCCGGCCGGCGCGATCGCGTTGGAGCGATCGAGGATGATCAGCGCCTCGCCGGATTCGGCGCGGGCGCGGGCGGCGAGGGCCTGGCAGGCGTAGAGGTCGCCGCCGGATTCGGGGGCGCAGGCGCGCGCCCAATTGGCATGCACGGCATCGATCTGGGCGTTCAGCTCGGCGTCCAGCGTGGCGGCGCGCGGGCGGATGCCGGTACCGATCTGGTTGGCCACCTTCACGGCCACGGCGCGGGCGGCCCAGGCGTTGTTGCGCACCAGGTCGCGCGAGCGGTCGCGCAGCAGCTTGCGGCCGGATCGCACCTCGGTGTTCGGGCCGGTGGCGCTGGTGCGCCAGCCCTGGGTGCGCCGGCCGCGCTGGGCGCCTTCGTAGGCGCGCACCATGGCAAGCTGCGCGCGCGCCTTGGCGCGGTTCAGGGCCCAGGCCGGCGCGATCGCTGCGATCAGGCTGTCGATCCGGTTCATGTGCGGACGTGCACGACGCGGGACATGCGCGCGGGCGGCGTGGCCGAGCTGGCGGTGACGTCCGACTGGATGGCGGCGCGGACCCGCAGCAGCTCGTCGGCCGACTGGTAGGTGACCTCGCGGCCATCGGCATACCGGACGCGGAGGGCGCCGGTTGCAATGGCTGCTTCGATGGTTGCGAGGTCGGCGCTGGTGAAGGCCATGAGGGTCCTACAGGCGGAACCGGCCGCCGTTGAGCCAGCCGGTCCGGCGGGGAATGAAGGCGGGAGGCGGAGGCTTGGCCGCGGCGGGCGGTGGCGGCTTCGGCGCGGTCGCCGCCGCCTCAGCCTGGGCCTTCAGGTCTGGCGCCCAGAGCTGCGCCAGGTCGGGCTGGGCTTCGGCAGGGGCGCCTTGGCGGGCGGCGGCGAGGTTGGCCCAGTCGGCGTCGGTGAAGCGCAGCGTGGCTTGGCGCGCGAGGGCGCGGGTGTAGACGGCTAGGTCCCAGGCTTCGTTGCGAGCGTTCACTTTCTTCCAGCTGCGCGCGCCGGTGCGGGGGTCGGCGACGCAGGTTTCGGACAGCAGCTCTTCCAGCCAGGGGCGGTCGACGATTTCGTTGAAGCGCAGCGCGCCGGGGGGCCAGCCATCGGGGCCGGGGCCCTGTTCGGTGAGGCGCAGGGCGCTGGCCAGCTCGCTCTTGATGTCCCAGGTGCCGACGGGCCAGAGGTTGACGGCGCCAAGCTTCTGGCCGGCCCAGTCGATGTCCACCCGCTTCGGCGTGCCGAGCGGCGGGAGGCGCCAGCCGTCGCGGCCATCGAGCGCGCGGATCTCGGGCGCGGTGTCAGCGGCGTGGCGGCGGGCGTAGGCGTAGACCTGCTGGGTGAGGTAGCCGGTATCGACGCCCCAGACATCGGGGCCGATCGGCTTGCCCCAGGCGTCCGCCCAGCGGCGTTTCAGCAGCTCGTCGTGGGCCTGCCAGACGTGGGGCAGGGTGGGGTCGCCTTCCAGCGTGCCGGTGTCGATCAGCCACTGGCCGAAGTGCCGATCGAAGCCCCAGACGGCCCAGGGGAGGCGGTCGCCCTGAACGTCGGTGGCGCCCATCAGGAAGATCACGCTGGGCGGGATGCGGCCGGGCTGCCAGCGGTCGCGGCGGGTCAGCAGGATGTCGGGCTTGGGGAGGTCGTAGGCCTCGTCCCAGGCCTCGCCTTTCCACTGCTGGGTGTAGGTCTTCAGCTTGGCGGGGTCGGCGGCGGCGCGTTCGGCTTCGGCGGCGACTTCGGTTAGCGGCGTGAAGGGCGAGGCGAGGATGTTGATGGCGTAGCTGGCGTGGGTGTCGGCCAGCTCGGGCGCCTCATGCACCCAGGCGCCGGCGGCGTTCATGGCGCGCTTGTCGCGCTCGGTGGCCAGGGCGCCGCAGGCGAGGCATTGCACGGCGGCGGTGTCGGGCTTGCCGCTGGTCCAGGTGAGGCGGTCGAAGGTGAGGGGCGCGCGGTCGCCGCAATGGGGGCAGGGGACGTGCCAGGTGGCGCGGGAGCCTTCGTCGTAGGACTTGGAGATCCGGCAGGCGTTCTTGATGCCCGGGGTGGAGTTGTCGAAGCGTTTGATGCCCAGGGCGCGGTATTGGATCGTGCGCGCCATGGCCATGTCGATCGGGTCGCCGCGGCCGTCGACGTCGTAGTCGTATTCGGTGGGTTCCTCGCAGAGCACGACGCGGGCGGTGCGGGACTGGAGGTATTTCGAGCTGGAGGCGGGGATCAGCTCGACCTGGGCTTCGCGCCGGCCGCGCTTGACGAAAGTGGTGCTGCCGGCGCCGTCGCGGCTGGTGATGTCGGCCACCGCGTCGGCCAAGACGGGGGTGGTGCGGATCATGCGGTCCAGCTTGTCCCGGTTGTACATCCGGGCGGCGTCGAGGCTGGGCAGCAGCACCAGGCAGGGGGCGGGCGTTTCGGTGAGGATCTGGCCGATGAAGTTGAGGCCGATCTGGGAGCCGCCGACCTGGGCGGATTTCTTGAACGTGACGCGGCTGCAGGGGTGGCGCAGCGTCAGCTTGTCCATGATCTCGGTGAGGAACGGGGCGCGGTCGTTGCGCCAGCGCCCCTGGGCGGCGCCTTCGGCGACGTAGCGTTGCGCCTCGGCCCATTCGGAGACGGTGCGGCGCGGATCGGGGCGGATGCCCTCGGCGACGGCGCGCGCAATGAAG